AATCGTTTGCTGACAGGCGGAGAAAGGTGCGGTACGGGGCGAAAGGACTGGAATGGCTTGGAAACACGGGGATAGCGACGATCTGAGGCGACTGGTGTGGAGAAATACTGGTACGCTTGTGGAGAAAGTCGTGGGAAGGGTCTGCATTTTGGCAGGCCTTTTAGTTGGGAAGGGTCGGGAAATTTTCGACGGCATTCAGTGAGTTGGCAGTCAAGCTCAACATGGCTACCTGGGCGGCGGCGTTGTGGTCGAGGGTCGGGAAGGCTGTCTGAAGTTTGGCGCTCAGGTCGCTGAGGCTGGTGGCGCTGTTGATCAGGTCTTGGATCGGGGAAAGGGTCGCCTGCATTGCGGTGGCCAGAGGGGTGGCACCGTAGGCGGCGATGCGGTCGCTATCGGCGAGGGCTTTGCTGGTCGGGGGCGGAGATCCGGCGGCGAGTGCGCGGAGGGGTGGCGTGAAGGGTGTGACGACATTGCCGCCGACGAGGCGACGGAATGTGAGGCCGATGGCTTGGTTGTAGTTGTCGAGGCCTGCGTCATCGAGTTCGAGGCCAGACTTGTAGGATCGCTCAACTGCGGTGCTCAGGGCTTCGATGGTTTGGTTGTCCTCGGCTCCCCATGAAATGTCTGGAATGGGTCCGGTCCAGCCGTTGATCTGCCAGAGTGGGATGATGAGCTGGGTGCGGATGCAGTTGCCCAGGGCGAGGCTGTCGTATTGGCGGATGTCATCACGGACGTCGGCTTGGACGGAAGCTTGGCCACCGGAATTGAGGCCGCCACCGCTTTGGACATCGGATGAGCTGGTTTGGCCAAGGATGATCTTGGAGATCTCGTTGTTGGCGGTTTTGTGGAATTGCTCGAAGGCATCGCCACCTTGGCTACTGTTTGCCTGGATGATCTGGACGTCGGCATCGTTGGGGATGGCGAGGCCAAAGAGTCGGGTGGCGGCGCTGAAGGCGCGTTCTAGGAGAAAGCGGGACTCGGGTGAGGTCTCATCGTATTTCCCGACCATGAAGGGTGCTCCGAAGCGTTCGAGGAAACGAATCCACCAATCGCGATCTTGAGTGGCAAAGAGCCACCAGAACAAAACGGCGCGCATGGGTCCGCCCCAGGTATCGGGAACGGATTTGAGGAGGTGGCCGCGATGGATGATGTAGACCATGGGATCTGCCTCTTGGTAGATGCCGAGCGGTTGGCCGGAAGGGTCGGTTTGTTGGATGCGGAGGCGACCGAGGGAGAAATCAAGGAGGTGATACTCGACGGGTCGCAGCTCGTCGAGTTCGTAGCGCCAGCCGGGGCGAGTCGAGGGCTTGTAGATTTTCTGGACGACTGACACGGGGTAAAGGGTCGAGTCGAGGAGGTGGATCAGAGCGTCGAGAAATGATGGAAGGTTTTTCAGATGCTCCAAAACGGCGAGGCATAGGGCTTCTTGAGAAGGGTCTTTTTCGTCGACGGGTGTGACCTTGAGAGGTTTGCCGACGACTGCCAATTTCCGTTTTCCAAACTCAGTTTGGGTGTGGCCGTGGCCGACGATGACATCGCGGCTGAGAGCAAAGAAGTCATGCATGCTGCCAGACTCGGCAGAGCGGAGGGCTCCCGAAAGGGTGGAGGCGTCCATGGTTTGCGCGATCGCGGCGGGTTGGCCGATGATGGTGCGGGCGGGAGTTTTAGCGAAGCGGGAGAGTAGTGTCTGAAGGATTTTCATGGTGGCTGGGGTTGTGTCTGATGGGATGGATGGGGGAAATTGGAATTATGCGAGGCCGAGTTCGCCGAGGCGACGGTTGGTTTCTTTGATCTCGGTCCAGATCCGTGTCAATGGGTCGATGGTGGGGGCCTTGTCTTTGGCTTCGCGTGGGGGGCGGTTTTGGCCGAAAGTGTTGCGGCCTGCGTTTTGGATGGCTTGGGCTTTTTCCGCAAAGTTTTGCGGAGTGCGGAATCCGAATTTCAGATCACCATTCAGGCCTCCAACTTTCGTGGAGAATCGGCGGGTGTCGCCTTCGTCTTTCTTGAAAATTTTGCGACGTTCGCGAACGGCTGCAGGTACCATGCCCCCAGCGTTTTCTGCGTCGTTGTTCTCTTTGATTTTGGTGCCTGCTTTGTCGGCATTCTCCCCTGCTTTTTTGAGGGCATCAGCCAATCCCTCCGCCTGAGTTACGGTTTTGGCGGCATTGGCTTCCCCACTCTTTTGACCATCTACAAACTCTTTCCAACTGGTGAAGTCCAAAGATTTAGCAAGGTTGCTCCAATTCTGAACGGCTTTTGTCTCGTCGATCAATTTTTCTTTGCTGGCATCTTTGTATGCTGCTGTTCCTTTCTCTAAAGCAGCTTTGACCTCAGAGGCAGCGGACTTTAGACCCGCGCCAAAATCGAGTGATGCTAGTTCTTTTTTGAGAATGTAGGCTTGCGCTCCTGCCGTGCGATCAGCACGGGCGGCATCTTCATCCGACACGCCACTAAAGTTGATTGCAGCGGCGGCGTTTAACAGGCCTGCTTTGAATTTCGCAATTACCGTGTCAAATACGCCTTGCAAGACAAAGACAAAACCAGAGTCGACGAATAGATTGCGTGCGCTGGTGATGATGCCGGGAAGGGTTGCCGCAAGAAACGCGACTGATCCACGAATGCCGGAAGAAAAGATGTTCACTCCCTTGATGATGGCGACATTCAGACCCGCGCCCAAAAATTCCCCAAGTTTGCCAGAGCTTTGCGCTTGTTTTAAGAGGTTGATGAATGCGGAGAGGCGGACGCCAGCGGAATCAATGCGTTTGATCCAGCCTGAGATCTGCGGGCGGAGCCAATCGTTGAGTGGCGTGCCTACGGTGCGGAGAAGTTTGTTCCATCCATCGGTAAGGGTCGAGATTAGACCATTGGTGGATTTGCTTTGGGTGTCCATCATGCCAAAGAATTTCCCACCTTCACTGGAGAGGTTGATGAATGCTTGTTGAAGTAGTGGGAAGGTTAACGAACCTTCACTTGCCATTTTTTTGATGCGATCTGCGCTAACTCCTAGAACTTTTGCCAGTTCTTGGCTCATTGGAATTCCTCGTCCGGTCATTTGGTTGATGTCCTCGGCAAAAAGGGTGCCTTGAGTCCGAGCTTTGCCGTAAAGCTCAGCGATCTCAGTAATAGGAGCTTGGATGCCAGCGGAGACATCGCCGATGCGTCGCAGAGTGTCGGCGACGGTGTCGGCGGATTCACCAAAAGCCAGAAGCATTTTGCCAGATGACGCCAACTCAGGAAATTCAAAAGGCGTGCTTGAAGCTAGGTTTTCGATTTGCTCGAGCACTACTTTTGTTTTCTCGGCATTGCCGATGAGCGTGCCCATGGCGAGGCTGGTGGACTCAAAGTCGGCGGCGAGGTTGGAGGATTTTTTGAGTAGGGCGAGCGCCCCAGTCACTCCGCCGATGCCGCCGATGAGAGCGCCGACTGGGAGGGCTTTGCTGAGTCCTCCCATGAGGGAACCGATGCCGCCGATGCCTTTGCGCATGATGCCGATGGCTCCTTGGAATTTGGAGGTGTCAAGGCCGACGCTGTAGGAGATGGATGACATGGTGGTAAAAGCTGAAAGGCTGAAAAACTGAAAAGCTGAAAGTTAAGACTGGGGTTGTGTTTTTTTGGCTCGGCGGCTGGGGAGGACTTTGTAGAGGGCGCGGAGGCGGGCCATTTCGGCGAGCTTGGCGGTGACGTAGGCCTCGTCGGAGGTGGTCATGCCTGTGGGCTCGTGGCCGAGTCGGTAGGATCGGCTGGGGAGGAGGGCAAAGGCGGCTTTAAGGGGATATGTCCAGACGGCGTCGTGAAGGGTGACGTGATACTCGGCGTGAAGGAGATCGACGAGGGCGATGGTCCAGCCGTCGGGTGGGCCTGACTGGTTGGCGGAGTGGCAGATGGCGGACTCGCCACGGTGTTTTCCTGTGGCGGTTTGTCCCCCGCCGGGCTGGGCTTTCCCTGAGCGGTGAGGGCGCTCATTTCCATGGCGATGTGAGCGCTGGCCTCGCGGAGCTGAGGGATGGTGAGCGGCTTGATGAGTTGGCGGGCGGCGTGGAGGAGATCGGCGGGGTTGCCGCGTTCGATGAGGGCATCGGCACGCTCGGGATCGGTGAAGACGAGCAAGGAAATGGCGAGATCATCGGTGTCGTCGAGGGCGGCATCGCGAAAAATGGTGGCGATGGATTCGATGGCCCAGAGCATGCCGACTGTTAAGGGTCGAAGGTCGTAATGTCCGAAAGTCGGAAGGTGTTGGCGGGCGGCACTGGCGAGGTGACGGGCGGCGGCGGGATTGGAGCCAGTGGCCTCGGCTTGGCTTTTGGCGTGCATGCCTGCGAGGTGGGAAAAGAATGCGGCTTGCTCGTGGGTTAGGATTTCGCCGGGTTGTGGGAGTTGTGGAGTTTGCATGTTGTGTCGGGTTGAGTGGATGGGACTTTGTTGACGGGGTTGACTGTGTTGACGGTGGTTGTGATGGCGGGTCGGAGGGGGGAGGGTCCGACCCGCTTGTCACAGAGGGGGTGGTTTATTCTTCGATGATGTCGGGGAGGTCTACGGTTTGTTCGACGGCGGACCAGGTGCCGGTGGCGGGATCGAAGGATTTAGCGGTGGGGCGGGCTCCGAGGCTATCCCAGTTGGTGGCGGTGATGGTGAGCATGCGCGCGCCTTTTTCTTCCCACTTGACGGCGACTTTGAGGATGCTGCCACACACGGGGTTGCCAAGGGTGTCGGCGAGGAGTGGGAAGGCAATCAGCTCGCCGAGGCCGGGGGCTTCGACATCGCTGGTGAATAGGGTGTCGAGCGAGAACTCGGATCGGGGGTTGTTGATGAGCAAGGTGCGGAGTCCGCCGTTGCCGTTGAGGATCTCCTCGGTGTCGCCGGTGCGATCGAGGGTGGCGGATTTGACGGTGCCGAAGTCGTCGCCGATTTGGGCGGTGCCGAAGATGACGTTTTCTGGGAGTTCGCCGATGGCGAGGTAGCCGGGGATGGTGGTTTGGAGTGACATGGTATTAAGTGGTGAGTGATCAGTGATCAGTGGTTTGACTGGGGTTGATTACGGGATGGTGACGGGGATGATGGTGGGGTGGGATTTGAGAGCGCGGTCTAGGGTGAATGAGAGTTGGTGCTGGGTGGTGGTGACGTCTTGGGCGATGAGGTAGTCGGAGTTCTGGAGGGTGTAGCCTGCGGCGTCGATGCCTGCGTCGGTCGGGAAGCGCAGGGCGCGGATGCGTTGCTCATAGTCGCTGATGAGTTCCATGAGGCTGGGTGTGGCACCAGGGCGAGAGACGGTGAGGTGCTGGGCCTCATCGACATGGAGGCCAGCGGCGACTTGGATGACGACTTCGAGTCGGTCGGTGACGACGCCGTGGGCGGCATTGGCATTGGGAGCGTAACCCGGCCACATGAAGATGGCTCGGAAGGTGGAGGGCGAGACGGTGAGCTGGCGGAGGAGATCCTCGGGATCTTTGGCGATGGTGATCTGGCCTTTGAGCTCTTGCGTGCGCGGAGTCAGGGTGGTGACTACGGCGCGGAGGATGATTTGGGGGGAGAGGTTCATTTTTTGTGTCGAAGGTGGAAGGTCTGAAGGTCAAGGGGTGACGGCGTTGATGGCTGTGGCCCACAGGTCGTTTCCTGTGCCGTTGGCGTGGACGTCATCGACGCGGTTGGCGGCGTTGGAGAGATCGACGACTGCGGCGGCATTGATGACGGCATCAAATCCATCGGCGGAGGCATTTGCCAAAATGTGCGCATTGAGGTCGATGAGGCGCGTTTGCTTGGCGCTATCCCAAGTCGGTGCGATCGGGACGGGAGAGGTGTGAATCATGGTTTTTATGCCCACGGCTCGCGCTTTGGCAGCATACGCTTTGTGGGCATTGTAGATCGTGGCCGTTGTATCGGCAGTATAACCGATATCATTGATGCCGCCCTGATTGCTGAACCATACCGTTTTTCCCAATGCGGCAGGGGTGAGCCATGCGCATTGATTTGTCCAGTTGTTATAAAATCCATCCATTCCCGTAACGGCCATTCCGCTGGTCGCGACATTGACTTGGCGGACGTTCTGCCAGTTCGATTTCGCTTCCAACTTTTTACCCCAGTGATCCACCGTCCGAGTAAGGAAATCAATTTCTTCCGCCGTGCTATCGCCTTCGATGATGATCAGCACGGGGGCAGGATCGAGAATCATTGCGGCCAGTGTAGCGGCTCGCGCTTCGGCAGTAGTCAGCTCGCGATTGAAAACCATGGCAGTGCGAACCGTTCCGATGAATCGGTCAATGCTCGAAAATGTGGAGGAGTTAAAATTTCGAGCAAAAAGAGAGAAGTTTGTCTGAGCGGTAACACCGACCGGATTGTCACGGGTTGTTGGGGTGGATTGCGTGCCGTCCACCCACAAATCAGTTGTCGCAGATCCAAAGGTGTATGCATGAACGCGGAATTGCCGCGAATTGCGCGATAAGTGCCGTGCTACGGTTGATTGCCCCACTTGGGATGTCTGGTGCGTGAGGCTACCACTGGCGAATCGCGTTTGTTGAGGCTTTGATGTGCCATTGTAGCCCCAAAGCGTGCCATTGTTCCACCATGTCCCACTTGTTCCCGAAACCATAGCTACAGTCCCCGCCGAGGCGCTGCCAACCGTTCCGCCTGGCACGCAATCGATCACTACCGTACCAGTTCGAGTGTCTGGGATGGTGAAAGCAATCCCTTGGGTGGCGGTTTGGTCCGCCGTCCAGCCATTGGCCCCACGCGAGAACGTGCCTTGCACAGCTCGGGCCATCCCTGCAAAAGGAATGGGGTTACCCGTTGCGACTTGACCGTCACTGCCAAAATAGCAACCGAGAATCAGCTCGTCTTTGATGCCAGCATTGGCAAGTGTGACAAATGCTAAATTGATTCGACGGGCATAGTTAGGCGTGACTGGCACACCAGCGGCAACTAGGGCATTGTAGTGCGCTTTAGCGTCAGCATCTGTGAAGGAAAACGCTCGCGAAGCGTTGCCAGTGGCACTGAGTTTGGTGGAGCGGAGGCGCATAAATGGGACTGATGGGAATGAGAGGAATTAGGCTAGCTCGGTGAGTTCGAGGGTGCCACTGGTGGAGGCATTGCGGATGATCGCGATGTTGGGTGTGGCGGGGACGGCGAAGTCGAGGCGCTCGCCATCGGCGATGAAGTGGCTGGAACTGGTAGCGGCCTGCGCGGTGGAGCCAATGGAGAAGCGGATGTCGGCACCGATGGCGCGCATGGAGATGCGTCGGGTGGTGGCGGTTAGCTCGGTGTTGGCCGTGGTGGCACCGGCGGCGAGTTGGCGTGCGACTGCCGGTTGGCCGAGGGCGCAGGCGGCGGTGGTGACGAGGAGATCGACAAGGATCTGGGGCTCGGGGATGTTCGCGCCAGATTGGATGGCGGCTTGGATCAGGGAGAGGGAGCGAGGGTTAGGGTAAGCGGACATGAGGGTCTAAAGGGTCTAAGGTGGGAAGGTCTGAATGTTGGGAAGGTCTTAGGCTTTGGCTTGGATGATGGTGATGATGACCTCGCAGACGGTGGAACCGTTGTTGGAGATGGTGAGGTCAGATCCGGCGGCGATGCCATTGTTGCTGGCGCGGATGTCGATGCCACCTGCTTGCATTTCTCCACTGAAGGTGTCGGCGCTGTCGTTGTAGGCGATATTGCCTCGCACGCATGACATGCCAATGGCTTTGAGCCCGTCCATGGTGGGGAGTGGCAGGCCCTCGGCGTCGGTGTTGATGTTGACATCCCAGATGGCACCTGTGGCGACTGATCCTTCGGTCGTGCTCGCCGATGTGGACGCATTGGTTATGCCGGTGCAAGTGCCATTGGCCAAGGCGATGTTGAGAGTGGTATCGTTGGCGACGCCAGCATCGTCAATGATGCGGGTGAGGCGGATGGAAGTGCCCGTCCCGCCGACGGTAAAGAGTGCGGTGATCTCTGGGTGTGCGGCCAATTTGGCGCGGACTTTGGCGGCCCATTGTGAGGCGGTGTCGCCGAGCAATACGGGGACATTGATGCCTAGTGGCGAGCTGGTGAGCGCGGCTGAGGTGACGGTGACGAGTGCCTTGCCCTTGAGAGTGATGGTGCCTGCGGCTGTCGCAGTCTCAACCTGGGCGACGGGATAAACATAGGAGTGAGAGGTGAGGCCCTCGGCGACGGTCATGTCAAGTTCGCCACTGGATGCTGCGTCAAAGATGCGGAGTCGGCGGGTGTAGATGGTGTGAAAGCGTGGGTCAAAGTAGACGGTGCTATCGGCTTGACCGACTTGAAGTTTGCCGCGCTTGCCGGTGCCTTCTGGAGTGCCGACTGCGACGAGACTGAATGCGGCGGAGATTTGGGAGTATTTCATTTTACGTGGTGAGTGTGAAGTGAGCAGTGATCAGTGGTTTAGCCGTTGAGGGTTTGGCGGGGGGTGGTGCGGCTTGGTTCGGTGACGATGGAGATGGGAGAGCGGTTGCCTGCGGCGGGGGCATCGGAGACTCCGCCTAAGCTGCCGTCGCCATTGCCGATGGCTTCGAGCTGAGAGCGCATTTTGTTGGCGCGGGCGGTGTAGGGATTGGCCTCGCCTGCGAACCCACGGCGGGAGTAGAGGGTCTCGGCTATGAAGACTTTGGCGGCCTCTGCGACGAGGGCTGGCGCGGGATCGGGAAAGGGGGTGGCGAAGCGTCCGCCGAGGTAGGCATCGACCTGGGCATCGGCAGCGGTGGCGATGGCCTCAAAGAGTCCTGTGTCCTCTGAGCCGTCACCGTTGTCGTCGAGGGCCTGCAGTACGAACTGGGGCGGGATGAGAGTCTCGATGGCGGTGCGGGAGGAATACATAAGGGGCGAAGGTGGGAAGGTCTAAGGTCTGAAAGTCGGGAGGGGTTGACGGGGTTGACTTTGTTGACGGTGGGGACTTTGTTGACGGTTTTTTTGAGGGGCGGGAAAGAAAAAGAGGGGGAGTTTTTTAGGACTCCCCCTCTTTGGGTCATGCAGCAGTGGGGGGCTGGGGGAATGCTGGATTACGCGGCGTCTGCGCCTGTGGAACCCCAGGCGAGTTGGGGCAGGCCGTAGCCAGCGCCGTAGATGCCGTAGGCTTGGTAAAGGAACTCATGCTTGGTCATGACGTGGTGATCCTCGGGGTTGGTGCAACCGGTGAGGGTGGTTTCCTTGACGCGCTGAAGGATGAGCGGTTTGATCGGGAAGCCGACTTCGAGGAGGAACCAGGCATCGGCATTGGTGAGGCTGGACCAGACCATAAGCTCAGCGGAGTCTTTGTTGACGTTGGTGTCGCCACCGCTGATGAGATCCGCTTTGAGGATGCGCTTGGCGAGGGCCTCATTGTTCGGGTGAACGACGAGGACGATCTTGCGGCCAAGGCCGAGGGGGTTGCCCGCGCCATCCTTCATGCTTTTGAGTGCGGCGAGGGCGGTCTCAAAGTTGGCTCCCGAGAGTTTCTTGGTGCCTTTGTTGGAGAAGGTGGTGGATTTCTTGTCGCCGGGGTTGTGCTTCTTGTCGGTATCGAAGAAGTTTTTGTCGGTGTAGTCTTTGGAGGTGAATCCATTGGTGAGCAGGGCGGCGACTAGCTCGTCTTTGTGGGCGTTGGCGGAGAAGCCAGCGCTTTCAAAGAGTGGATTGTAGAGGCCAAACTGGTCGGTCTCGACGTGGAGTTCCTTGACGGCAATGGTGGACTCAAACTCTTTGTTGGAAATCGAGTAGGTATTGGCGGCCAAGTTCTGGATGACGACTTCGCCGAGGAACTCGCGCATTTTCGGGAAGGCACCGAGCCAGCCGTAGACCTCTTGGAGGGCATTGCTGGAGGTGGACATGGCGACGCTCTGCCATTGGGTGACGGCGGCGTTGAGAGCGCCGAGGAAGAGGGCTTTGTAGCCTTTGAAGAGGGAGGCGAGGTTGGTTTGATTGATTTGCATGGTAGGAAGTGGCTAGTGGTGAGTGATCAGTGAGCAGTGGTTGGGGGTTACAGACCAGGGGCGAGGGTGGTATCGACGACTACCTCACCGTTCTCGAAGCCGATCATGAGGCCTGCGACTACGGAGTTGGTGCCGGTGGCGGACTGGATGGTGTTGTCATCCTTGACGTAGACCTTCTTGCCGACGTGGGCGATGGTGCACGCATTGGAGGCATCGTTTGCCCAGGCGAAGACGCCACGCTTGACGCTGATGGAGAGGTCTGCGGCGGAGCCTGAGGAGTTATCGACGGTTTCCTCGGCACGGCCAATGACGCGGTAGTTTGCGGTATCGGCAGCGGGGACGGCGTAGCCTGAGTTATTCAGGGCGACGATGGCACCGGCGAAGATCTTGGTGGATGCTGCGAGCGGAGCGCGGTAGATGCCGGATGGCAACTCGGGGGTGTTGATTTCAGTGGTGAGGGCGGCCATAATGGTGGAAGGTTAGAAGGTCTAAAGTCTAAGGTCGGGAGTGGGGGGTGAGTTAGAGGGTTTTGAGGTATTGTTCCTCGGTGATGTTGAGTTGCTGGCAGATGAGTTTCTCCTCGGCGCTGAGGGCCTTGACGGCGGGGACTCCGGTGCCAGGTGCGGGGACGGTGGCGGAGAGTGGCACTACGTTGGAGGGGAGTTTCTCGACCATGGAGCGGAGGGTGTTAGGGGCCATGGCGTTGACTTCCTCGGCGCTCAGGGGGATGACTTTGCCAGCGGCGGCAGCGCGATCGATGATGGCGTTGCGCTCGATCTGGTCGAGGCGGGCGATGATGACGTTGTTAGCGGCCATGGGATCGACGGCTGGCGCGGGTTTTTCCTCGGTGGCGGAGGCTGATTTTTCCTCAACGGCGGCAGCGGTGGCGGCGGCGGTGATTTGTTCGTCGGTGGCGTCCTCGGGCAGGCCGAGCATTTTGCAGATGAGTGCTTTGTAGTTCATGTTTTGCTTTGTGGGGATGGTTGGTTGAGCTGGTGCTGAGTAGGCGTGGAGATTGGGGATTTGGCCTTGGCGGCAGAGGGCGACGCTGTGGACGAATGTGACGCGGCCTTGCTCATCGCGGGCGATGGTGGGGCTGAGATCGCGGTAGTGGCGGCCTGTGTAGGAGGCCTCGCCCTCGGGCGTCCAGATGGTGGGGATGTAGTAGATCCCCTCGCCTGCTACGGCGGAGAGTTTGCCGTAGCCTGCGACGAACTGGGGCTTGCCTTCTTTGGCATCGGGCTCGCCGACGGTGGAGTGAGCGAAGTCGAGGGCGATTTCCTCGAAGCCGTGAGCGGTTTGATTGGCTGCCAGAACGGAGATTGTATAGTCGTCACAGATGACGGGGTTGCCACTGAGATCGGCGGTAGTGCCCCAGGGCACGATGAGGAGTTTCTCGGGGAGTGGGATTGCTCCGGTGGCGGGAAGATTGGCAGCGACGGCGCTACCGCTCAGCGCTGTGATGCGGAGCTGAGTGCAGGTGCTGGGTAGCGTGCGTCGATGCATGGGTGTAGTAAAAGGAAAACCCGCCGAGGTGTGAACCTGCGGCGGGGGTGGTTGGGGAGGTGGAAAGGGTCTAGAAGGGGTAAAGCTGAAATGGGGAAAAGCTGAAAAGCTGAAAAAAGAAAAGGCCCGCTGGTGCGGGCCGTGGGAGTTGTCAGTGGGAGGTGGAGGAAACGACGGATTTTACGGATTTACGGATTGAAGAAGTTTTATGTGTTCGGAGGAGACCTCCATGCGGATGTTTGTCTCAAATGGCTCTTGCCTTCCTATGCCGACGTATCTGCCAAGGGAGTCCATGAGGTCGTGCATTTGCCATTTGGACCAGCCGTCTTTGTCCTCTTTTGGTAAGGTGAATTCCCACGATAGTCCATCTGGAAAAAAGCTTGCTAGTTCGTTGTAGTTTTTGCGGAGGCATTCTTTGCCATGGGGCGTCAATCTGACATAGACGTAATGATTGATGTTGAAATCGACTTGGATGAATTTGCTCATGGGAGTGATGGGAGTGATGGGGTTGTGGAGGTCATGGGAATGATGGGAGTGTTCAGCTCATTAGGATCAGGAGCCGGATGTCCCCATTCACCGCCAAGCAATGATGCAGGGACCGTTGTTCCTCCGTGTTCTGGGGTGGCCTGCTTTCCGTCGAACTGGAGATAGTAGCGGCAGGGTTGCGAAGTTTCGGACGCTCTCCACCAATACCAACCATCATAACGCGGATGGCGGATTTTTGCGGCTTCGCGGTCTTCTAGGAATTTTGGGGCATTCATGGTGTCTCTTAGGGGATGTTGAGTTTTTGTTTGAGGACTTGGTTGATCATTTTTAGGGCGACGGGTGTGGGTTTGCCGTCGGGGGTGAAGGGCATGAAGGGGCGGGCGGGTATGTTGCTGCCGGGATGGTTGATTTTCTTGAAAAGGCCGTAGGGGGTTTTGAGGGCTTTTTTGTTTTTGGGGCGGATGATGTGGGGCTGGGTGCGGCCTCCTAATTGATGGATGGCGGCGTAGTGTCGGTCGCTGGCAATGGTGGCGGCGCGGGCTGTGGCGATGGTGCGGATGGACTTGGCGAGCGTCCCGCTTTTGCGGAGGGTGGCGGCGGAGCCGTCTGATTTGTTTGCCCATGGCAAGGGGCGGAGGCTGGAGTCTGTCCAGGCACGTTTGGTGAGGCTGGCAAGGCCGAGGCCGATGGCTTGGTGCATGCCGACTTTGTCGCCTGCGGCTTTGTATTTGGCGATGAGATCGGGGGTGAGAAAATCGCGGGTGGTGACGGTGATCATTTTTTTGGGGTCGAAGGTGGGAAGGTCTAAGGTCGAATGTCGGGAAGGGATCAGTGGAGGTAGACGCAGACGTAGTGGTGGATGGGGTGTTTGGTTTTGAGTCTGGAGAGTCGGGCTTTTAGCCAGGGGATGGTGTGGGCCTCGGCCTCGGTGATCTCGCGGATGGTGGCGGCGGCGGCAAGATCGCAGGTTTTGGCGATGGCGGCATTGGCGGCGACGCGGGCGGAGTTGGTGCATGTGGCGCGGCCATGGATGGAGTCATCGTGGCGGACGATGGCGCGGTAGATGCCTCCGCTGGCAGGGGTAAAGGTGACGGTGATGTGGTAGGTCATGGCGGGTAAATGCTGAAATTCTGAAAAACTGAAAAGCTGAAAAGCTGAAAAGTGAGCTTAGGATTTTGGGTTTTTCTTGGCGGATGTCTTTTTGCTTTGGCGAGGTTTGCGGAAACGGTAGACGAAGGAATCGTGATCGATGAGGTTGTGCTCTTTGGCGAGGGCTTGTAGGACGCGGGCAGCAATCTCTGCGAGGCCGGGATCTTTGCCTTTGGTGGTGACATCCCAAGTGCCACTGAGGATGTGGGTCATGCTGCCTTTCTTGGCGTGGATAGTGAAGTGGTAGGTCATTTTTTTAGTGGCTAGTGATCAGTGAACAGTGGGGAGTGGTGGGAATGCTGGGATTTTTGCCCAGTGGGTGGTATCGATCGGGACACTGCCAGACCATATGTGCATACGGTATTTTCCATCTTCACGGTGGGGGCAGCGGCGAAGGATTATCATGAAATCGTGAGTGAGTGGTGGACGGTGCTCTGTGACGGGAATCCAGCGGAATTGGTTGAGACTCCATGCTTGACGGATTTCTTGTAACGTGAGGTCAAGAGGATCGCCGGAGTCACATCCTCCCCCGTCAATTAATGACCCATCGTCGCCCGACAATTCACAAAGCAGGTCTCGAATTGAATCTTGCCACCGACGAAGGTCATTGTCTTTTTCTTCTTCAATGATGTGGCGTTGTGGATGATCGTTTGGCATGGTGTTGTGTCTTTTTGGTTTGGTGGATTGGTTAGGATTTTGGATCCAAAAGTTGGTCGAGTCGGTCTTGGATTTTCTTGGGGTTGTTGCCGATGTGCCAGCCTTTGCACCAGGGGCATGGGTAACCTGAGAGTCCGCGATTGTTGATGGCTTTGAGGGCTTTGATCGCGGAGTTGCGATTGCGGTGGCGGACTTTTCCCGTGCAGGCGTTGGCTTTGGTTCTCATGGAATTAGTGGGGAGATTTGACCGGGTTGACTTTGGGGACGGGGTTGACGGGATTTATGGTTGAGGTTCTTGGATGACGTCGTCGGTCATTTCGGCGATGAGGGCTAGGACTTCATCGGGGGTAAGTGGGGTTACCTCGGCGATGTATTTGACGGCTTCCTCTTGGGTGAGTTTTTCGTCAAAAAGGGCATCGAGTGTGGCCTTGATGGTGAGGTGGTGGTCTAAGGTTAGTTCCATGGGAGTTATGGGATTGATGGGAGTTGTGGCTTGTGAGTTAGAGCCATTTGAGAGTGGTGAAGGCTTTGGTGATCTCGGTGGCGATGGGTTGGAAGTCGTCGTCTTGCCACTGTAAGTAGGGGCTGATGGATTGGGCTTTTTTGAGATCGGCGATGAT